ACACATCCAAGGTTATTACCGTCCCGGCTGATGTTTTCGCTAGTGGAGAAGTTATTGTTTTGTTTAATAACAGCAACGACTTCATTACAATCAACTCGCAAGTACCGACGACTTACGTATCAGCGAGGAACAAGCCGCGCACCCACATTGAGTTTCCCCCGCGTGGTTTGGCTAACGTGCTATTCATTGACGACAAAACGGTAGTAGCTTCAGGAGATGTAGCATGAGCGGAATCTTTGCTTTGTTGTTAAGCGCTACTGCTGGGGGTGTAACTCCGCCTCCCGTTGTTTCTGCGGATAGTTCGTATGGTGCCGCTGCTATTTCTGTGGAGCCGTTTGGTTAATGAACCGTATCAAACCAACCCTTCTTGCCCTGAGCGCTTCGGCGCTTGTGGGCATTGCTGTACACGAAGGCTATAGAGGGGACGCGTATGAACCGGTTAAAGGCGATGTGCCTACGATTGGTTTTGGCACTACAGAAGGCGTGGAAATGGGTGACCGCATTACTCCGGAGCGTGCGCTAGTCAGACTACTCAATGATGCCAACAAGTTTGAAAAAGCCGTTAAGCGCTGTGCGCCTGTACCCTTACATCAATATGAGTTCGACGCCTACGTTTCATTAACTTACAATATTGGCGAAGGTGCTTTCTGTAGGAGTACGCTAACGAAGAAGCTGATTGCCCAAGACTACGAAGGCGCATGCCGTGAGATTCTGCGGTGGGATAGATTCAAGGGCAAGCCGTTGCCGGGGTTAACCAAGCGTAGGCAGGAGGAGTATCAGAAATGCTTGGGCTACTGATGAACCGCTGGGTGTTGGGTGGATTAGCCGGGCTAGTGATGCTCGGTTTTGTCTATTTTAAAGGCGTGCAACAAGGCCAAAAAGACATACAAAAAAAGTGGGATGCAGAGAAAGTTGTGTTAGAACGAGAAGCCCAACAACTCAAAGACCAAGCCCGCGAAGCTGAACGTAGCATGCAGAAAGAAGTCAACAGAATTCAGAGGGAGAAGCACGATCTAAGTACAGCGCTCTCATTGACAGCTTGCGCAACCGTCCAGAAACCCGTGCCACCGATGCAATGCCCAGCAGTACCGGAGATGTTGTTGGATGCACCGGAGCGCAGTTGGCTAGACCAGATGCAGAATTTCTTGCGGGGTATGCTGCCGACGCAGAACGACTCCAAGCCGCGTACAACTCCTGCCGAGATGCGTACCAAGTAATAAAAAACCAAACTAATACACAGTAAAAATGGCCTTATCCAAGCTCGTACTCAAACCCGGCATCAATCGTGACCAGACCAACTATGCGTCTGAGGGGGGCTGGTACGAGTGCGATAAGGTTCGCTTCCGCTCAGGGTTTCCCGAAAAGATTGGCGGTTGGGAGCGCTATACTACTTCTGAGTTCTTAGGTATTTGCCGCTCGCTATTCAACTGGGTGGCTACTGATGGCAACAATCTGCTTAGTGTTGCTACGAACGTAAAGGTCTACGTAGAAGCAGGGCAGACGCTGTTTGATATAACTCCTGTCAGGGCTATCGCAACTTCTTTTATTGCTACAGGCGTTAGTGCTACTTCTTCAGTTGGTTCGGTTACGGTGACTATTGTATGAGCGTACTAAATACCACCGCCGGGTCTAACCAAATTACTGTAACCCTGAACAGCCACGGTGCTTTTAACGGGGATTACGTACTTATTGAAAACGTCAACGCTGCCGTTGGTGGAATCCCTGCGTCCGAAATAAACACCAACCATCTAATATCAAACGCAGCGCCGAACACATTTACCATTACTACACCCACGGCAGCGTCATCTACCGCTTCATACACTTCCCCCATCACATTTATTTTTGATATCCATGCGGGTCAAGCCACTGCATTTTATGGATATGGTTGGGGTGCTGGTACGTGGAGTCGTGGGACGTGGGGGTCTGCTACAGTCACCCCCGTTAATACACCCCCCCGCTTGTATACCCAAGACCGATTCAACAACGACCTTATCTACTACTGGGATTACGTAAACACGTTTAATACCCGTGCTGTTCTTCTGTCGTCAGTGCCCGGCGCGTCGGACGTACCCCAATTAGTTGGTAGTATTTTGTTCTCCCAACAAGACCGGCACTTGCTTACGTTCGGCGGTACTGAGTACGGCACAGGCAACTACGACCCGCTTGGTATTCGTTGGGCTAATCAAGACGAACCTTGGAACTTTACACCTTCTACTACCAACAGCGCTGGATTCTTGCGGGTATCGAATGGCTCAGAGATTGTACGGGCTACACGTACACGGGAAGAAATTCTTGTATTTACTGACTCCACTCTGTATTCCCTGCGCTTCTTGGGTACGTTTGAACTCTTCGGTTTGTATGAACTGGCAGACAACATTTCAATCATTTCCCCCGCCGCTCTAACTACGGTTAACAACGTAACTTTCTGGATGGGTTGGGATAAGTTTTATTTGTACAACGGGCGAGTCAACACGCTGCCGTGCACTCTGCGGCAATACATTTTTCAAGACATCAACCGGGAAACACAGATTCAATCTATATGTGGCACCAATGAACAGTTTGGGGAAGTCATCTGGTTCTACCCCAGCGCTAATTCTAATGAACTGAACCGATACGTTATCTACAACTACATAGAAGAAATTTGGTATTACGGCCAGCTTGAACGTACTGCTTGGCTAGATTCTCCATTGCGTCCTTACCCCCAATCGGCTTCTACTAACGGCTGGGTGTTCGACCAAGAGAAGGGGGTTGATGCGGATGGAGGTCCTATGGAGGCGTACATTTCTTCAGGCGACATCGACATTGAGGACGGCGAGCAGTTTATGCTTATCCGTCGGATTATTCCTGACATAAACTTTACGGGGTCTACCAGCAACAGCCCGCAAGTCAAACTCACGGTACAGCCGCACAACTTCCCCGGCCAGTTGTACCAAACCGATAACCTTGAAGGTACTGGACTTACCAGAACCGTTACTGCCAGCCGCGACCAATCAACCGCCATCATTGACCAGTACACCAATCAAGTTTTCCTGCGTGCTCGTGGTCGGCAGATGAAGTACAAGATTGCTTCAGACGGTCTGGGTGTGCAGTGGCAGATGGGCATGCCGCGTATTGATGCTCGTCCCGATGGTCGGAGGGGTTAAGGGTGGGTCTGCTAAAGTTCCGCGCTCCGGCTTTACCAATTCCAAGACCTCAGTACGATGTCGGCCAACAAGACCAATTTCAACGCGCCCTTAATATTTATTTCTCACAGCTTGATTCTGCGTATTGGGATGGCACAAAGAACGTAGCGCCGTACGCCATGCTGATGTCGAACCAAGACCAGTTGAGCGCGGGTATTACGTCTGAAAATCTTGTTGTTTTTGATACCCCCGTCTTCACGAACAACGTAACGATAAACGGACCAAACGACACGCGCATTCAGCCGTACTATCCCGGACAGTATCTGGTAACAATGTCTTTGCAGTTTGCCAATCGGGGTAACGCCGCACAAATTATTGAAGTGTGGGCCAAGAGTTCCGGTACTAATTACCCACTTAGTAGTTCCCGGTTTGATATCCCCGCCCGTAAAAGCGCCTCTGTGTATAGCCACGTGGTTGCAGTTAAGTCCGGCATCTTCACAGTTAACGACCCGCTGACAGAATACCTTGAGATTGCTTGGTGGTCAGATGGCGCAGATGTAGTTCTAGAACATTACGCAGGCGGAACAAGTCCAACCAGACCCGAGATTCCGTCCGTGATTCTTACAATTAACCTTGTGTCAGCAATCCCTTAGCGCATATAATTAGGAAAACAAAAGGATTACCCTATGTTACCAATGCTCTTAGGCGCACTCGGCGGACCACTTCTTAAGGGAGCTTTGACTGGCACCGCTTTGGGCGCTCTTTCTGCTACGCAACTAGGCGCGGGTATCGCCGGTCTCACTTCACTTGCACAGGGTAACGACATCCTTACGGCTGGCTTGGACGCATTCGGTGGCTATGGTGGCGCAGGTGCTGTGGGTAATCTGGCTAAGACTGGTGCTGCTGCCGCAGGTGCTTCTGCTCCGCAGGTTTCTACCGCGCTCCAAGGCGCGGGGTCTGCTGTGACTAATGTACCGGGTTCCTTCTTGGAAGGCGCTGAAGCTTTAGGCAGAACCACTTCTTTTGCCCCCGATGCTGCCGCAGCCGCTAGCGCTCCCTTCAGTCTTTCCAACGTAGGCTCAGGTATTCAAGACCTCCTGTCTCCGGGTGGCGCTGCACGCTTCGCTGATATTACTGGTCAATCGGCTCTTTCCTCTGTCGGTGTTCCCGCTGCTGGCGCTGCTCTTGGTTTAGCTGGAATGGCTCCGCAGCAGATGGGCGCTACTGAACAAGACTTAGGTTTTGGCCCGTTCACTCCGCTGTCTGAACTGCGCGAACGAAATCTATCCATGGGCT